AGTCGGCCCAGCGTGCGTTGCGCTGCTCGTGGCCGGAGCCGAGCACGACGACGTCGGTGCGCCGCTCGGGGCCGCCGTGGGCGCCGAGCGAGATGGCGGTCGGGAAGCGGATGTCGTGGAAGGACATGGGCGATGGGGGGTGTGGCTGTGAGGGGTGAGAGGGGCAGGTCGGAGCGAGCCGGCCGAGGTCCGCGCGCAAGCTGCGGGAGCTGGGGGGATGGAGCCGAGGAGCCGGGAGGAGCTGGTGGCTGGGGTCAGACCCCCGACAGCCGGCGCTGCGATCCTTTCTCGAAGCGCGAGCGTCGGGGGTGTGCCCCCGTGCGTCGGTGGTCTGACCCCGTGCCTGCGGCTGTCGGGCTTTGCGGGGCGGGACCGCCGCGCACTACAAGTTCCGCTGCCCCGTGCCGACGGCGCGGGCGAGCATGGCGGCGATCTGCGACTCGGAGCGGCGGAAGCTCTCGGCATCGGGTGTCGTGACATTGAAGGTGACGCTGATGCCGCGGCTGCCGGAGGCGGCGACGCCGAGGCGGCCGTCGGGGCCGCGTGCGAGCGGCATGATCGCCTCGGCGCCCCGCTCGCCGGCAAGGCCGGTGCCGCGGCCGAGCGGGAAGGCCACCGGCGCGGCGATGACGCCGCCCTTCGCAAAGGGCACGACCGGGCCGCCCGGCAGCTTGCCGCCGACGGGCCCCGTCGGCGAGAGGCCGGCGAAGAGGCCGGCGAACGCATTGCCGAAGGCCTGCTCGAGCGGACGGAAGGCGGCACGGAACGCCATGCGCGACAGCGACTGGGCGAGCGAGCGCAGCACGTCGCCGAGGCCGCGGCCCTGGATGGCGAGGCCCTCGAAGGCGCGGCCAAGGGCGCTGCCGAACTGGCGGCCGAGCGCGGTCGAGACGCGCAGCTCGCTGTTGAGGCGAGCGACGGCTGCATGTGCACGGCCGATCTCCTCGCGCCCGGCGCGCGCGTCGAGGTCAAGGGACGGAGTGTCGAGCGTGGGATCGGTCATGAACTGGGGAACCGTTGTGAAGGGAGGGCGCTCAGCGGACGTCCGGATAGCGCGCGGCGAGGCGGGCGAGGTCGGCGCGGCTCGGCGGCGCGGCGGGGGCAGGGACGCTGCCGAGCGCGCGCAGCGCAGCGGCGATCTCGCGCGGCGTCATGGACCAGAAGTGGGCCGGCGGCAGGCGCAGCAGGCCGAGGCCGGCGGCCATCACCTCGTCCCAGGGAAAGGGTCGGGCACGCCGCGCCCCTCCGCAGAGCGGGCCGGCGTCGGGTGGCGGTCGTCGGCGGCAGCGGCTTCGCCGGTGCCGAAGGTGGCGGCAAGCAGCCGCGAGACGATATCGACGAAGCCGGCGGCGCCGCCCTCGGCCTGCATGCGCTGCACGGCGGTGTCGGCGATCTCGAGGCCGGCGCCCCTGAGGCCGGCGCCGATGACGCGCGTTGCGTCGCGCGCCGACAGGCGGCCGCGGCCAAAGCGCTCGGCGAGCGCCAGCATGTCCTCGTCGCCGAAGGCGGCCTCGAGCTCGGCGAGTGCGCCGAGCGTCAGGCACAGGCGGTGGCTGCGGCCGTCGAGGGTGGCCTCGATCTCGCCGCGATGGAGGTTGGGCATGGGCGGGGGCTCCGGAGTGAGGGGGAATGGACCGTCGGCATCAGGCGGCGGTGAAGACGAGCTCGCCGGCCGACTCGAGCGCGATCTCGAAGGCGACCTCGCCGTCGTGGCGGCCCGACAGCTCGAAGGCGATGATCTGGAACGCGCCCTCCATGGTGCCGAAGTCGGGCACCACGATCTGCCAGGCGCGGATGGTGCCATTGAAGGCGTAGCTGCGGACCAGCGCGTCGGAGGCCGCGTCCTTGAAGATGCCGGCGCCGGCGACGCGGGCGGACTTGACGCCGGCGCCCTCGAGCAGCTCGCGCCAGCGGCCGGCGGACTCCGCGTGCGTGATGTCGACCGCCTCGGCGTTGACCGAGACGGAGCGCGAGCGCAGGCCCGCGACGGTGGTGAAGGTGCCGGCGCCGTCGGCGTCGAGCTTCAGGAGGAGATCCTTGCCTTTCTGGGCGGCCATGGGTGTTGGTCCTGGTTTGTGGGTGCGATGGTCGGGTGGTCGGGTGGTGCAGGGGAGCTGGGGGAGCTGGGGGTGGGGGAGCTGGGGTCAGACCCCCGACAGCCGGCGCTGCGCCGTCGTCTCGAAGCTCGAACGTCGGGGGTGTGACCCCGTGCTTGCGTCCGCGCTTGCGGTGAGGAGCCCGAGCCGGCAGCGTCGCCTCATGCCGCCGGCTCCGTGACGGCGCGCAGGCGCACGATGCCGTGATAGGTATCGCCGTCGGGCTCGCGGCGGGCTTCGGACAGCTCGTGGCGCAGATTGACCAGCCGATGACCGGCGACGGCGAGCGTGCGGTCGTGGAGGGCCGAGCGCAGCGCGCCCATGATCTCGTGCGTCTCCCGGCGCCCGCCGGCGCGCGACCACACGTGCAGGGTCAGAATGTGCTCCTCGCCGCCATCGCTGCCCGTGCTCCAGTCGCGCGACGTCGACTGGCCGAGCGTGATGTAGGGATAGGGCGTGCCTTGCGGCACGTCGTCGAAGAGGCGCGCGGCGCCGACGAGCGCGAGTATGCCGGGATCGGTCGTGATGGCGGCATAGACCGCCTGCTGCAGCGACCAGCTGGCGCTTGGCATGGTGGGCTCCGGGAGGGGTGTTGGGGTCTGGTGGTGTGGTGGTGAGGTGGTGAAGCGGTCATCGCGGTGCTTGCGTCGCCCGCCCCGGCTCGTGCACGAGGCGAAGCGTGTGAAGGCCCCGGCACTCGCGACCGCGCGCCTCGGGCACGCTGCTCGGCCGCAGAACCGGCGGGTGGGGAAAGGGCCGTGGCGCTGCCGCGAGCGGCCCGGAGCGGGGCCGCCTGGGGAAAGGACGCGGGCCTTGCCGGTCGTGTCGGACTTCGCGGGGTCCGATGCCCGTGCCTTCACTCGGCGCCGGGGCCCGCTCACTCCGACCCGCGCCTCGTCACAGGTCGCGCTCGCGGCAGAGGCACAGCAGGCGCCGGCGACGCTCGTCGACATCGATAACGGCGAGGATCTCGAACAGGCGCAGGCCATGGCGAATGCGCATGGCCGGCACCACGCCATCGCGGTGGCGGATGTGGATCGCGTGCGAGACGTGGCCGCTGATCGCCTCGCCGGCGAGGCGCTCGTCGCCGGAGGTTGGCCTGATCGCGGCCCACACGTCGGCGACGGACGCCCACGTCTCGCTGGCGCCGCCGCCGCCGTCGGCCGTGCGCACGACGGCCTCGATCACCACGCGGTGGCGCATGGCGCCGATGCTCGGACGTCTCACAGCCGCTTCCTCCGGAAAGGATGCAGCAGCTCCGAGACCATCGTCGGCACGGCGTTGACGGGCAGTGCGACCTCCACCGGCTCGCGGTGCTCGTACCAGTGGGCGATGAGCAGGAGGAGCGCGTGGCGGATGGTGGCCGGCACGTCCAGGGCAGCGCCGCCGAAGCCCGACGTGAAGGCGATCTCGATGCCGTTGATGGGCAGCTCGGGCTCGGCGATGGGAACGAGCCCCAGCGGAAAGAGGCGCGGCGGGTTGCCCTGCCCGTCGAACAGGAAGGCGCTGGCGGGCAGCGTCTCGCTGACGCCGTCGCGGCGCCAGAGCTTGATGTGGATGATCGACTGCACCGGCCGCAGCGGCAGGGCGACGCGCTGGCCCTGCGGCCAGCGGTCAAGCATCCACGACCAGCTCTGCGTGATGAGCGAGAGCCCGAGGGCGGCCTCGATGTGGAGCCGCGAGGTGACGATCAGGCTCTGGATCAAGGTGTCGTCGGTGGCGCTGTCGATGCGCAGGTGGGCCTTCGCCTCGGCCAGACTGACGGGCTCGAGGGCGGGGCCACTCGTGAGGACGAGGGACATCTTTTTTGGGGAGCCGTTGTTGGCAGTTGGTCGTTTGTTGTTGCTAGTCGGCAGCTGGTGGTTCGCAGCGAGCTGTAGGCCGCGGGTGGGAGGCGCGCTGGTCGCCAGCCGCGGCGGCCATGTCTGCCGACGAGGCCCGCCGCTGACGACCAGCTGCCAACTGCCAACTGCGAACTACCCAGGCTCAGACGGCGAACTTCAGGAGCTTGACGGCATTGAAGTCCTGGATGCCGCCGCCGACGCGCTTCGTGGTGTAGAAGAGCACGTAGGGCTTCGAGGAGTAGGGATCGCGCAGCACGCGGATGCCGACGCGGTCGACGACCAGATAGCCGCGGCGGAAGTCGCCGAAGGCCACCGAGAAGCTGTCGGTGGCGATGTCCGGCATGTCCTCGGCCTCGGCGACGGGGTGGCCGAGCAGCGAGGGGCTCTCGCCGGGCCGCGCAGCCGGCTGCCAGATGTAGTTGCCGTCGGCGTCCTTGAACTTGCGGATCTGTGCCTCGGTCGCCCGGTTCATGACGAAATGGGCGTTGGCGCGGTAGCCGCTCCTGACGGCGTAGGCGAGGTCGATCAGCTTGTCGGTCGGGTTGCTCGCCGGGAAGGCGCCGGCGGCCCCCGAGGTGACGAAGCCGACGTTGCCCCAGGTCCAGGCGGCGTTGGCGACCTTCGGGTAGTCGAGGAAGCCGCGCGGCTTGTTGACGCCGTTGCCAACGACGAAGGCATTGCCTTCCTGCTCGGCGAAGGCCGTGCGCACCTCCTCGGCGAGCCACTCGTCGATGTTGACGGCCGAGTCCTCGAGGATTGCCGAGGTGGCGGCCGGCATGGCGTAGAGCTCCATGGCCGGGAAGGACAGCTCGGCGAGCGTCGGCGTCGTGGTCTCAGGGCGCGCCGCCGTCTCGCCGACCCAGCCGGTGCCGGGGCCCGAGATGGAGAACGGCTTCTTGTAGACGGCGCCCGTCACCTGCTGCACGCCGGCGATAGCGCGGATCGGCGAGATCGACCGCAGCGCCTGGTTGACGATGCGCTCGGTCTCGACAGGCACCAGATAGCCGCCGTCGGGGCCGGAGCCGATCGAGAGCGCCTTCTGCTCGAGGTCGTGGAGGCCGTGCGATTCGCCGCGCCGCACGTAGCCGTCGAAGGCGGTCTTGTGGGCGAGGTCGGCATGCGAGCGCAGGGCGCCGGCGGCGGGCCCGAGATGCGGGCGGCTGGCTTTGAGCGTGATCTCGTCGAGGCGGCGGTGCGTCTGGTCGAGCACGCGGTCGATGCGGGCGAGCTTGTCGGTGATGAGGGGATCGGCCGTGCCGCGCCGCTCGACCTCGGCGAGGCGGCGGTCGTTGTCGGCCTTGTAGACCTCGAAGGCGCGGTGCATCTCGTCGAGGAGGAAGCCCACGTCGGAGGCGCCCTTGATCTCGGGCGCCGATCGGGTGGCGGTCGTGTCGTTCATTCAGTGGTCCTTTCGTGGTGAGGGGGTGTCAGTGGCGGGTGCTGGCACGGAGGAGGGCGGTGAAGCGCCGGATGCGCTCACAATCGTCCTCGTCCGCGTCGGGCCGGCCGGCAGCGTCCCGCATGGCGGCCAGTCCCTTGAGGCCGTGGCGCATGAGCGCGCGGGCCTCGGAGCGCGTGAGCCCAGCGTCCTGCATGAGCCAGCGCTCGAACACGCGTTCCCGCGGCACGCCTGAGGCGAAGGGGCGCGACTTGGCGGCACGGATGCGCGCCTCGGGCAGCAGCGGGAAGGTGACGATGGAGATTTCCCAGAGGTCGATCCGCTCGATGAGGCGGATGCCGCGGGCGCGGTCGCGGCGGGCGCGCACGGCCCTGAAGCCGATCGACAGGCCGTCGATGGCGCCGGCGCGCATGAGCGCCAGCACCTCTCGGGCCCGCGCGACGCCGGTGGCGAGGCGGCCTTGCGCAAAGAGCCCCCTTTCGTCCTCGCTGAGCGTGGCCCAGGTGCCAATCGGCTCGGCCGGATCGTGCTGGAAGAGCATGCGCACGCCGGCGGGACCGCGCTGGCTGAGCGTGTCGCGGAAGGCGCCAGGCAGCACGACGTCGTGGCCGAGGTCCTCGCGGTTGAACAGCGAGGCGTAGCCCTCGAAGGCGCCGTCGTCGGCAACGGACTTGAGGTCGAGCGCGGTGAAGACCGCCTCGGCGGGGAGGCTCGGTGATGGCACGGGGGGTGTCCTGGTGGAGTTAGTTGGGAGTAGGGAGTTCGTAGTTGGCAGTTGGCGATGGTCGTCGGCTCTGGCCGCAACCACGAACTGCGAACGACCAGCTACAAACTGCCAACTGCACTTCTGCAGGCGTCAGGCCCGTCGCCGCGGGCGAGCGGCGCGAAGCCGGCGAGCGTGCGCTTCTCGTTGGCAGTGAGGAACGTGGTCTTCTCGAGCGAGGACCAGAGCGTCTCGCGCTCGGGAGCCAGCGCCGGCAGGGCGTCGAGGTCGGGGCGCAGCTCCAGGGACCGCGCGGGCGACGGTGTCAGGCTGAAGCCGGACACCGGGTAGGCCGGCGCCAGCCAGCGCGACAGCGCCTTGGCGGTGCGGGTCGCGAGCGGGATCACGTCTCTTCAGTGCTCGCCTCCGGCAAGACCTGGCGCCAGAAGGCGCGCTGGGCTTCCGCCATGTTGGCGTCAAGTGTTGTCGCCGGGGATGCCCAAGAGCATCGGGGGGACGCCGAGGGCCAGCGCGATCTCGCGGGCGGCGACATGGCGCGCCTCGATGAAGTCCATGTCCTTGGGGCTCAAGGACATCGACTTCCAGTCGAGGCCGCCCTCGAGGAGGAGCGGGCGTCCTTGTCGCCCGCCTCCGGCAGGACCGGCGTTGGCCGGGCCCTGGAAGCCCTGCTCGAGCTCGGATTTCAGACGCTCGTACTGCTCGGCCGTGAGGTTGCCGTCGCGGGCCGTGTAGACGAGGGCGCCCGAGGGCCGCGCCGAGCCTCCCCGAGCCTCAAGAAGAACTGGACCGCAGCAAGGTCAGAAACTCCTCGAAATTGTCCGCAACATGATAGAGGTCCCGCTCCCGCCACTCGCCGGTACTCCAGAAGTGACGGTGGTCCCAGAAGGCGACGCGCTCCCTGCTGGCACGAAGGTCAAGACAGACGTAGCCACCCAGATCTTGGCTGGCAATAGGTACGATGCCAAACGGAAAACCACCGACGTATAAATCATAGGGATAAGACAGCTCACTGGTTGGAATAGGCACATCAATACCCAAAAAACACTGAACATTATCAATTGGGTCGTTAGGCCTGTTTTGGACTGGAAACAATGAAGCTCGGGGAACGCCTCCATTCGTTGCCAGAAGAAAACTCTCATATGCCATCGGCAACTTGAGCCCCCGCTCTTTCTCGAATGCTTCGATTGCGGCGCTGGTCGTCGGGGGACGTTGCCCGATCATTTCAGGATACATGAGCGTGTTCCTTACTGTCTGCCTGGAAGATTCTCAATGCCCCTGGAACCTGTGTGTCCGGTTCCCCGATGAATCGCTTGGGGAACTAGTTGCATAGTATAGCCATTCTGATGATGGTGCCAGACCATACCCTCCGGAGTCTTTGTGAGGCCAGCAGCTCGATTCGCGGCATCGACATCAGATCTTGTCC